CAACGGTGAGCATGGGCGCGGTGGCCCATTGTGGGCAGAGCCGTGTCCCGATGCTGACTGCTAAACGAGAACTCTTCGCTCAACACGTCGCCGCCGGCCTTTCTCAGGCCGAGGCCTACCGGCAGGCGGGCTACTCCGTCGCCAACATGCGCCCAAACACCCTGTACATCGAAGCCGTCCGCCTCGCCAGCAACCCACTAGTTTCCCAAAGAATCGCCGAATTGAGGGCCGCAGCCGCTGAAAGCGCCGTCATGTCGGCCGCCCAGGTGCAGGAAAAGCTCTCGAACATCGCCGCCGCAAGGCTCAGTGACGTGGTGTCATGGGACAACAACGGCGTGACCGTCATCCCGTCGGAAGACCTCCCGAAGCACGTCCTCGATGCGGTCCAGTCGGTGAAGGTGAAGCGCCGGCGCGTCTGGATTGGCACGGGTGAGAGCGCGGAGCCCTGGGAGATTCAGGAGATGGAGTTCAAGATGCACAACCCGATCGACGCGGCGCGAGAGTTGTCGAAGTTGCGGGGTGATTATCCAAAGGAGCAGCAGAACGTGAACGTCTTTGTGGACAACCGGGCCCAGATGCTGACTATGTTCGGCACGAAGGAAGAACTCCTGAAAGCAGCACGCGAGGTGAACGATGCCTGAGTTAGTTCTGCTGACGGCCGTGGGCCTGCTGTCGATCGTCGGCCTCGTTTTCGTGGACGGCTGCCTTTCGACCATCCGCGACCAGCGGCGCGAGATCGAACACTTGAAGGCGGCGCTCGACGATTGGCGTCGCACCGTCCGCTACGACCGCATCAAGGTTCCAGACTGGTATCGCGACACGCAGGTACCGTCCACGGCCGCGGCGCCGATGGTTCGCAGCACCAGCGCGGGTGACGCAGTGGTTCATCGCATCAGGGTTCCGGACTACGGAACCGAGTTGATACCAATGCTCTGCGACTGCAAGGATGGCCAGCACGGTACAGCGCAATTCAGTGGGGAGAAGTCGATGAACGGGAGTGATTCAGGCCAAACCTAACGCGCAGTACCTCCGCAACGAAATCCGCAAGGCCGCCGCGGGGGTCTCGTTCCCCTTCTTCCTCACCTTCCTGCGCCTCCAGGACGTGCGCGAGGGTAAGGTCATCCCGTTCGAACCGTGGCCGCACCAATCGGAGCTCGCGGAACTCTTCGAGACCGGCCAGTCCGTCATCATCCTCAAGGCCCGCCAGTTAGGCGTGTCGTGGATCATCGCCGCCTACGTGCTCTGGAAGGCGATGTTCCAGCCCTACGCGGTCATCCTCCTCCTCTCGCAAGGCCAGCTCGAATCCGGCCTCCTGCTCGAGAAAGTAGACAACTGGTACCGCCACCTTCCCGAGTGGCTGCGAACTCCCCAGACGCGCTACACGAAGGGCGCCCAGGCGGTCATGGAGTTCGCCAACAACTCACGCATCTACGCGCTCGCCTCGACCCCGGACGCAGGGCGCTCGTTCACCGCAACGCTCGTCGTCCAGGACGAAGCGGCCTTCCACGACTACGCCGACGAGAACTACGCCGCCATCAAGCCGACCCTCGACAACGGCGGGCAGCTGATCATCTGCTCGACGGCCAACGGGCCGTTGGGATTGTTCGCGGACAAGTGGCAGAACCCCGGCTCCCTGGTGCAGCGCTTCTATCCATGGTGGGCGGCGCCGCACCGGCAGAAGGACGGGGAACCCTCCCTCGAGTGGCTGGAGAGGGAACGGGCGGACTTCCAGGGGCTTCCCTCGCAGTTCCGGGCGGAGTATCCGAGTTCAGCGGCCGAAGCCTTCGTTGCGTCCACCGGCCTGGTGTTCGGCATGGACGACGACGGGGTACTGATTTTCTCCCCCGAGCAGCACCCGAAGGGCAATCTCTCCCCGGACCCGTGCAGGTGGGAGGACTGCAAGTACCACTATGCAGGCGTGGACTGGGGCGGCTCCGAAGGCAACCCCACGGTGGTGGACCTGATTGGCGTGACCTCCTCGGGCAGGGTTCACAAGTTCCACTCGTTCCATCAGACCTCCGCCGGCGTGAACGAGATCGACGCCTACCTGAACGAGCACTGCCCGCCCTACGGGTTCGACCACATCGAGTGCGGCGCCGATGAGTCCGTCGCCATCAAGTCGCTCAGGGATGCCGGCTGGCCCGCCCAGGCTGCGGAGACCAACCGCGAGGAAGGGCTGGGGGCGTACAAGTGGTTCCTCAAGAGTCGAAGGTTCACGGAGAACCCGGAGACCTGCCCGGAGTCGGTGGCGGAGTATCACAGCTACTTCTTCAAGCCCCAGCGAGACCCGACGACGAAGCAGCTTTACGCGACGAAAACCCCGCATGACCACCACGCCGACCACAAAGACGCGACGCGCTATGTGCTCTTGCGTATACTTCGAGATGAAGCATCGCGGGGCAGCGACTTCGGCGTTGCGTACAGTGGAGTGTCACTGTGACGCCAACCCTGGCACCCCAAGAGCGACGGATGCTCGAAGAGGACGACCCGGAACTCCTCGCCTCGCTTGACGCGCAGAAGCAGCGCGAGCAGGACATCAAGTACCCGAAGCCCGAACTCTCCGACCTCCTGAACCTCCACGTCTCGATGCAAGCCGAATGGGCCGACTTCTGGGAGTGGGTCAACGAGAACCAGGACCTGCGCTATCAGCGGGACGAAACCCCGCAGAAGTGGAAGCGTCACCTCGAGGGCGACCGCAGGGTTCGCTCCCGCCTGATGCACAACGAGATCCTGCGGGCCACGGCCAACCAGTGCCGCAACCCCTACCGCGTCGATGTCCAGCCCTCGGGCACGGACGACGGCGCCGTGAAGCGGGCGAAGAAGCAGACCCGCTGGTCGAACGGTCTGATGGACGCCTTCGAGCGCAAGGCGGGCAAAGCTTTGCGGCGGCCGTTCGTGGACGCGCAGAACTCGGATGGCCTGGTCGCGTGGGAACTGTGCCGCACGGACGCCTACGACGGCATCGACTTCGACTACCAGGACGTCACCGACGAAGAGAACGGCTCGATCGTCACGCGCAAGGAGCGCGACTCCGAGTACGTCAAGCGCACTGAAAGAGAAATCCTCGCAGCGGGGATGCCGTACACCCTGCGGATGGTCAACGCATTGGCCTTGATGTACCGCGAGGACGATGAGGGCGTGTCGGAGGCGATGATCCACGAGTACAAGCCCTACCGGAAGGTCTACTCCGCGCTCATGAAGCGGAAGTCCACCGACGAACTCCAGGCCCTGTCTCTGCCCCTTCCGGGGACGCGCGGCTGGCCGGTAGCCCAGAGCTCGACCGATGCCTTCGCGAACGACGCCGGCGGAGTGGTGGAGACAATCCGCTACTACGACCGGAGGTGGTACGCGTACATCGTGGGTGGGGTACTCATCGAACTCGAGGAGCACGGCTGGTCGAGAGTCCCGGTGTTCCCGTGCCAGGGCATTCCCACTTCAAGCCCGAACCTTCCCGAGCGCCACGAGGGGATTACCTGGGGCATGGCTGGCCTCGAGCTGGCGATGAACGACCATCTCACGCTCGGCATCGACGTGGCCTACACCTACTCGCGCCCGAAGCTGGCGGTCATCACGGACAAGGACGGCGATATCGTCGTTGACCCGGCCACGAAGAAACCCGTAACGCTGGACCTCAGCAATCCCTCGAAGGTGCCTCAGCTTGCGAGGGGGCAGAACGTCGTCAACGTCCTGCAGGGGTGGAAGCCGGAACTGAACGACTCGGTCATCAACACCCTGATGATGCTGTACACCCGGAACGGCATGAACCCCGTCGCCCAGGGGCAATCTCCGGGGAGTGACCCGGCCGGGTACACGGTGAACACCCTGATCGGTGCCGCGCAGAGCCAGTACGAAGTCTGTCTCGACAACGAGGCGCGGACGTGGGCGGCGGTGTGTGACGCCGTGCGAAGGGACATCCGCGACTCGGAGCATGGGGAGCGGGTGTACATCTCCGTGCCGATGGAGGACAAGCGCGACGGTGGTGTCGAGTGGCTGGGATTGGGGCCTGACGACGTGGACGAGACACCATGCACAGTCAAAATCGACCCTCTCTCGGACGCCAACCGGATGGCCGAACGGCAGTCACTGTTGCAGGGCTGGCAGGCCGGCATGGTGCCGAAGTCTGTTGTTCAGACGCGTGGATTCGGCGCCGACGACCCGATGGTCTGGGACGACATGCGGACGCGCGAGGACATCCTCGCCACGCTCAAGCCATTGGTGTTGCAGTCGGTCATGCAGCGCTACCAGATGATGCAACCGCCCGCCCCTCCGCCTCCCGGGGCGCAGCCCAACATGGGCGCGGGGCAGGAGACCGGGGCGACCCCCGCAAAGCCCCAACCCCCGACCGTGGGGAAGGAGGCGAACGCGGCATCTCAGGGGCCGATACCGGGGCAGTCGAATGGGTACAACCCTCCTCCCGGCAATGGCACCCCATCGGAGGCGCGCTAATGGCTGTCGCGGACTTCGGGGCCAAGCGCTGGAACAAGATCGAGGACGACATCCTTCAGGAACTCCTGGAGTTCGAGAAGCGTGTCGAATCGTTCCTCCTCGCGGACGGCTACCCCTATGGCTTCACGCAGGCGGACGAGCAGACGGAATACGAGAACCTCGTGCGGATGAAGCTGTTGAACGACCCCGGTTACTGGGAAGACCCACAGGCCGTCCAGAGACTGGCGGAGTTGTCGCAACGGTTCGGGCCAGCACCCGACCCCCAGTTTGAAAGCATCGTGTCATGAGCATCGGGAAGACCATCGCTTCGAAAGTCCAGGCCGCGGTCAAGGCAGGGGGCAGCCTGCAGAACGCCTCACCTGAGGCGCAGGCGGACATCGCCCACGAAATCCTGAACGCGGTGATGCAGACCAAGCCCAACCCGGCCCAGTTCACCGGACCGGGCGGCACGAACGCGGACGGCCTGACCCTCGGTGAAGCCATGTCTGTCTGGACGGAGCAGTTCGTGAACGCCTCCGCGGCCGCGCAGCAACTCACCGAAGCGCAGTACGGCACGGTGAAGCTCCCCGACGGGACGATAGTTCCCACCGGCGACGCACCCCCGGAACTGCTGGCGGCGATCAAGACGGCCAACCAGAACGCCTTCAACAAGCTCGCCTCGGACTTCCAGCTCGACAGCTACAAGCTCGCCAACGACAAGGCCCAGGCGGAGTTCAACAACAACCTCTCCGTGTTCAACGCCAAGCGTGGCCTCGACCAGGACTCCCTTTCTCGCGCGGAGGCGCGCGTCTCCCGCCAGTTGCAGGGGCAGGCGGAGTCGCGACAGAGGGCGGACATGGTGACGCAGAACATCCTCGACGCCGCCCCGTACACCACGCAGAACGGCAAGACCTCCTTCTCGCCAATGGACATCGGCAGCGCGGCAACGTCGTTCGCATCGCGATTGGGATTGGACCCGAACCAGAGCATCCTCAACTTCGGCATGACGACGATCGACCCGGAAGGGTTGATGAACCAGTACGACGCAAACGCGGGGGTGGGCGGACGGCTGACGGACATCCCGGACTCCATCCTGTCGATGGGCGACATCCCCGCCACGCCGACCTTCGGGCCGATTCCCACGGGCGGCGCACCGCAGCAGATCATCTCTGCCCCTGAACCCTCGGGAACGCTCGACATCAACCCCACCTCGCAGGTCTCGGGGACGGTCTCCGAGATGCTCAACAAGATCAAGAGTCGCATCGGCGAGTTGATGCCCGGCGCCTCGCAGGGTTCCAACCCCGGCCTCGCGCAACGGTTGGGCATCTCCACTCCTGCTCAGTCCTTGACCCCTTCCATCCTCGATTCCATCCAGAAGAGGTATCAGTAAATGGCCACGCAGGTCCTCACCGGCTCGGGCGTCAATAACGATGTCCTCTCCTGGCTCTCCACCCTCGGGAATTACGACCTCGGGGATCGTCGATTGGCGCTCGACAACCGCCACGAGGACAACTCCACCGCGCTCGCCCGGATGGAACTCGAGCAGAAAGCGAGGGAGATCGACAACCAGTACGAGCTCGACAAGGAGCGCTTGGGCCTCGACCGGGCCAATCTGTTGCGCCAGCAGCGCATGGACGCAGCCTCGACCGACCTTGCCGACCGGCAACTCGCGCTGCAGACCGAGCAGGCGAACTTCAACCAGCGGGACTCGCTCGCCTCGAAGAAGATGCAACTGGTGGACATGCTCGCGTCGCGGAGCGGGCCTCAGGACTGGGTGAAGTACAACTCGCTCCTGAACCTCCTCTCGCCGCCCACTCCCGAGCGGTCGCAGAGCCTCGACGTGTTCTCGATCCTCGACGGACTGGTGAAGGAATCTGAAGTGCGGAAACCCGGCCTGAGGGCTGACCTCATGGGCGACCTTGGCGCAGGGGGCGGAGGGACAGCCGCCCCGCGCCAGCAGCAACCCTACAGTTCCTTCGAATCGCTCGGGGGAAAGACCGGGGCAACCACCTCGGGGGGCGGGTTCAACTACGGCGGCGGAGCCGGCGGGGGAGCGGTGCCAACCTCGACCTACGTCTCGGGGGACACCGGCCGCACCGACCCCGGCGGGGTGCAGTCCTACACACTCCCGAAAGAGGACTACTTCTCGGGCGTGAAGAACGAGACCGTCGCGGGCCTCGGCAAGGGCCAGGGGATGTACACGCAGACGGGTGTCGCCGGGCCATCGCTGGGCAGCGATTACGTTGGCTTCCAGGTGACCGACCCGTACACAAAGAAGGTCTACGGGGCTAACGACTCCATCAGCGCGGGTGCGCCTATCTGGATTCAGCGCCTCGCGAACGGCGGCATGATGCGCGGACAGATGGCGATGGCCATGGTGGGCGACGGCCGCGGCAAGGAGCCCTCTGAGAACGCGGAGATCGCCATCGCCCAGCCCTCCCCCGAAGGTGCGCGCCTGATCGTCCTGAACCCGGAGCAAACCAAACGTGCTCTGGGTAAGGGCGTGAAGCCGAAGCGCATGGCCACGGGAGGCACGATTGGCGGTGGGGCGCCGGAGGGTTCCACGGTGACGTACAACCAGTACAAGCCGGAGGACCTGGGCAACCAGCCCTTCCTGCAGAAGCTCACCGGCAAGATGCGAGCGCAGCCCTTCACAGGCAGCTTCGGGAACGAACTCACGAACCCGGCGATTGGCCTCTCCAAACTTCCCTGGGCCATCAACCTTCAGCGGTACAACGCGCTCAACCCGAGCGAGCAGCAGGCGACGCAGGAGGCGTATTCCACCGGGCTGGGGGTCTACTGGGACGACCTGTACAACCAGGCACTCCGCGCCGCCCCGCGCGGGCGGACGTTCGGGCCCAGTGGGTACGGCTTCTAGTGGACGACTACGTGAACGCGAGCGATGCGAGTGCGTTTCAGCAGGCGCTGTTCGGCCTCTGGGCCCGCATGGGCGGGAACGTCCACAGGCTGATGACGGTGAACTGCTGGTGTCTCCCACGAGTGGAGCACCGCCCGAACGGGGTGGTACTCGTCTATCACCGCGTCCATGACCGGAGGGCAATCGAACCGTGAACTGGAAGGCCGAGCGCAAACGCATTCGCAAGATAGCCAAGCGATGGTATCGACCGCTCGGCTTGGACGAGTGGCGGCTGACGACGCGCTACACGCAGGGCAATCTCATCGTGGACGGGGCGGTGTCCTCGGCTGCAGTGGGAATGGCCAGCGTACGTTGGCAGTACCGTGAGGCCGAACTGGATTTCAACCTCGAAAAGACCGCAAAGCTCAGCGACGAGGACCTCGAGGAGGTGTACATCCACGAAGTGATGCACGTCCTCCTCAACGAAATGCGCGAAGAAGGCATCGAGCACGAAGAGCGGACGGCCCAAACATTGATGTTCGCGTTCATGAGATTGCGAGGAGCGTTGAAGTGAGCCTGAAGCGTTACCAGTGGGTCAGCCGCATGGAGCAGCGGGTCCGGGAAGTGGACTCCGCCAACCGTCTCAAGGCACAGGTGCAACCCTTGCTGCGGGACGGCTCGCCGCAGGCGTTGCAGCAGGCCCAGGCGCTCACCGAAGCGCCCCAGCGCGCGGAGCGGATGGCCGCCTACACCCAGCAGTTGCGCAACCAGGTGCGCGACCGGGTGTTCGGGTTCTCCGGCACCGAGGCCGCGCCTGCACCGGCACCCAAGAAGAAGAGCAAATCGCTGTTCGACCGCGCCACGGGCACGGTGGGTGACATCCTCAACGAAGGCAAAGACCTCGGCGGCGATGCGTTCTCCACGACGATGAAGACCCTGGACGCGCCCCGGAAGTACGTCGGCGCCCCGGCCTTCGGCATCCTCTCGGGCCTGAACAAGTCGGAGACCTACACCGACCCGAAGACCGGCCGGCAGTACAAAAAGACCGCTTCCCTCAAGGACGTTGGCGAGTCTCTGGCCGAAGCCGTCCAGCACCCCATTCGGGCGTACGAGAAGGGCGGCGAATCGACCGACCTGTACAAAGCCGACCCGAACAAGAACTTCGTCTGGCGGGCATTGACCGACGTTGCCTCCGACCCGCTGAGTTACGTTGGCCCGGGCATCGCCTCCAAGGCTGTTAAGGGTGTCGGACTCTCAGGGAAACTCGGGACGGTGGCGACGGAACTGCTGGACTCGGGCGGGCCGGGCGTGGTGATTGGCGCGAACGTCGCCGCGACCGGCGAGCAGGAGTACGGCCAGAAGGTGCCGGGCTGGAACCGCCTCAGCCCTGAGGTGAGGAGCCTGATTGCGGGGGTGGCTGGTGGCGTGGCGGGCGGGAAGGTTGCCGCGGAGACACTGGGTAAGGGCCACGTTGGGCTGCAAACGGAGGATGTTGGCGGGCCTCAAGACGCTGTCACGCCGAGCCCTGATGACGCCGCGTCAATTGCTGGACGTACAGAAGCGAATCAACCCCCGCAAATTGCGGGGGTCAAGGCCGAAAAGGGGGCATTTGATGAAGCTGCTCAGGACACTCCGAAGGTTGAGCCGGACGTCACCCCTGACTCTGGGGCAACCACTTCTAGCGCCTCAGATGCTCCGGGGCCAGAGGACGTTGCTCCGCCAGAGCCTGCCCAGCCAGCCGACGTTCCGGCCGATACGGCGAAGTCGCCGCTCTCGCTGATCGACCTGCCCGAACTGACCCCCGCGCCCCTGTCCAAACTCGACACATGGATGAACACCGCCCGGCGCATGTTCAACATGCCCGAGAAGGACACCATCGCCTCCCCCGCGTTTCAGCAGCGCCAGGCCATGAAGAACGTCGCGGACTCCCAGGCGGCGCGACTCTCGACCATTGCTGACTCGCTCGTCCACAACGCCTTCGAAACGGACAAGAAGGGGCGCATTACCAGTCTTCCCGGCGCACCCACGATTCAGGACGTGGCCGCGCGGATGCAGACCTACGGGCCGCTGCTGACCCCCGAGCAGGCCACGACGATGCAGGCGCTGAAAGAGATGACCGCGCCGTATCGGGAGTTGCTGAACAAGGTCGGCGCCGATGAGCACCTGGGCTCGCGCACGGACATCGACCCCGAAGGGTTCTACCTCCCTCGCGGGAACGCCGCCAAGGAAGGCGCGAACGCTCCGCTGAAGTCCAGCAGGGGCCGAGGAAGAAAGGGCTTCGAGAAGTCGGCCGAGTTCGAGTCGATGATGAAAGCCCTCGACTCCGGGTATGAGTATTCGCCCTTCGCCGAAGCGATGCGTTCGTACGCGAACGATGCCGCAGGGAAGGCGATCGACCAGCACGTCGCCAATTACCTCACCTCAGTGACCGATGAGGGTGGGGTGAGGGTTGGCCAGACCCCGGCAGACCGCATGCCGATGGCGCTCAGGGAAGAGTACGAAGGCGCACGGAAAGCTGTCTCACAGATCGCCGGCCGATTGGACACTGCTTCCAAGCGGGCGGGTATCGGGAAGACCGGGGACGAACTGGCGAAGACACTGGAATCTCAGATGACCGGCGGCAACCTCTCGCTCGACGCCGCCCTGAACGACGTGAACACGGTCAACCGCGCCATCACGCGCGCCCAGAAGCGCATCGTTGAACTGCGCCAGCGCGGCGGGAAGTACGCGGACCAGGCCAAAGCCTTGCAGGATTCGCTCGACGAAGCCCAGCTTCGGCTCGACGCCGTGACCCCGAAGTACCAGAAAGCTCTTGAGGACGCCCGCCAAACCCCACGCGAGCAGGGCGCGATCCAGATGGGTCAGCTTCAGGGGTGGACGTTCCCTGACCTCGTGGCCAACGCGGCCAACCGCTACCTCGAAAAGGAATCGGTGCTCTTCGGGCGGGGCGCGCAGGTGCAACGCGCCATCGTCGCGACCAACTCCCTCCTCCGTGGACTGCGGGCTTCGCTCGACGCTTCGTTCACCGGCATTCAGGGGCTGCTCGGGGCCACTCGCGACCCGGTCGGCTACGGCACGGCGATGAAGGTCGCCTACCAGGCGATGGCCGACCCGCAGGCGCTCGGGAAGTACCTCCAGGACTTCGACGCCGAAGCAACGAAAGCGGGGCGGCCGACATCTGCCGACTGGGCACGAGTCGGAGTCCACATCGGCGGGGCCGACACCGAGTTCTCAATCGGCCAGGGACTGCCCGGGAAGGTTGCAGCCATCAGCAAGGCAGACACCCCGAAGGTGGGCGTGAACCCGATCCGCGGCTCCAACCGGATGTTTGGCTACTTCGGAGACACCTTCCGCACCCAACTGGCTGACACCCTGTATCAGACGTGGGAGAAGAAGGGTCTCGACATGACGCCCGAGAACATGTCGAAGATCGCGGACATGGCCAACCGGGCGACGGGTTGGAGTCCGAACACCTTCGCCGGGGAAGTCGGCCAGCTCGCCCAGTTCGCCCCTCGCTTCTTCCAGAGCCAGCTCGAGGTGATTGCCAAGGCATTCACGGACGGCTCGCTTGAGGGTGCCGAAGCGCGAAGGATGCTGCTCGGGATGGTTGGCACCGCAACGGTGCTCACCGTGGCGGCGAACGAGGCCGGCGGCCGCCCGATTTCCTACAAGGAGATGTTCGACCCGGAGTCTCCGAACTTCCTCCGCTTCCGTCTCCCCACTGGGAACGACGTCTCCCTGCTCGGGCCGTGGGACTCGCTGGCGAAGGGCATCATGCAATCCGTCTCTCCGGTGTCCCCGAAAGGCGTGGCCAAGGCTGTCACGGGTGGCGGAGTCGGTGACGTGCTGCGGAAGCCCGACCCGGAGTATCTGCTGCGCTCGAAAGCCTCTCCCGTCGTGGGGATGGCGTGGGACCTGCTCTCGGGAAAGACCTTCACCGGGGAGGACGCGTCTATCTCGAACCCCGCCTACTTCGTGCGTTCCCTGCTCCCCTTCTCCGTGGCAGATGTCTCGAAAGACGACCTCTCCGTCTCCGGTGCGACCAATCGGCTGATCGGCCTGGGCGGAATCAAAGCCTCCGTCCTCTCGCCCACCGACCAGCTGAACACCGTCTCGCGGGCGAAGTTCGGGGCCGACTTCTATGACCTCGAACCCTCGCAGAAGGAACAGATCAAGCAGGAACATCCCGACCTCTGGCAGCGCTCCGTCGAGCACGGGAGCTCCCAGAAGCAGAAGGCCGAAGCCGTCCGCGCCGAACTTCTCTCCCAGCAGCAGGCATCAGACCAGCAACTGCTCTCCGGGAAGCTCACGCGGGAAGAGTGGGTTTCGCAGATGCAGGCCCGAAGGGACGAGCAGCGCTACCGCTTCAAGGAGATTTACGGCGACTCCAAGGGGTCGAACCGCACCCCGAACGACCGCTACTTCAACGCCATCGACCAATCTACTGATCCCACAACCGGCGCGGTGGACTGGGGGAAGGTGGATACGTGGTTGGCTTCACAGCCGAAAGCTGACCAGGATTACATCGCCCGCAACCTTGGCGTCAGCGGGACACCGTTGGAGAAGCTCTACCGCGCGGTGACCTCGGAGTACTACAACCTCCCCAGGTATCGCGGCTTCACCGCCGACGAGGCGAAGCAGATTGACGACCTCGCGCAGGAAGCCAAGAACTACCAGCGCGGCGACTCGATCACGGCGAAGCTCTCGGCCCTCCGCAAGGTCTCGCAGGGCGTCGACCCGAAGATCGTCTCAGGAGCGAGGCGGAAGATGCTCGGCTACCTCCCCGAGACGGCCGACCGGAAGCGCTGGAAGCTCGCCCACCCCGAAGCCGCCCTGGCACTCGGCCGCGGCACCCTCACGCCGGATGACGTGAAGGCCATCCAGAGGAAGGCGTCATGACCCTCGCCCCTCTGTTCTGTGCGAACGATGAATGCCCGAACGTACTGAGGGTGAACAAGAGGCAGAAGATTGCCGAGGGCGAACCGGGCACCGTCGTCCGCGCGTGGTGCGCCCGCTGCAAGCAGTACACGATGGGGCGAGTGTGACCGGTTAACAGTGTTAACGGTTTACAGAGTTAACCGCTTCCCAACCGGCCTGTGTGAGCTTGGTTCCCATCGTGTAGTGGCGCCCGTTGGACCCGATTCTCCGCGTGCATTCAACCAATCCGCGTTCGCGGAGGCGGGCGACAGTCCTGGCCCCGCTGGCCCGTTCGGATGGGGTTCCGCCTGCATGGATCGCACGAAGGTACTCCAAACCTGGGTACTCCTCGTGAAGCTCAGCCAACCACTTCAAGAACTCGATTTGCTGCCCTGACAACCGGTTAACAGTACGCATTTTGCATAGTGTTAACCGGTTCTGGCTGCGCCGCAAGCTGTTGACACCTGTACGCATGTTCTGACTAGGCTTCGCCCTAAGCGGAGTCCTCCAATGGCGGAGGATGAGCGCAAGCCAAGCGCCGTCCGTCAGCTTCCCCAACCCCACCGGGACGCTGGCAGACGGCGCTTTTTCTTTGCCCAAAGGAGGGCACACCGTGGCGGTAGCCGAAGCCAGGGGGACACAAGGGAATCCGGGAGCAACCGCTACCCCGGACCCGGCCGTCCAGTCTGACTCCCTCGACGACATCCTCACCGATGCGTTCGTCAGCGAGTCACAAGGCGAAGAGGAACCCGAGGACGAAATCCTCGACGACGACCTCCCCGAGGACGAAGAGGCCAGCGAGGAGCCTGACGAAGAGGAGGACGCGGCAGCCGCCAGCGCCACCGATTCTCAGGAAGACCCCAAGCTGACCCGTTGGGCCGATGCACTGCGCCAGAACCCCAAGCGGCTGACCCAGATCCCCAACGAGCAACGTGTCGCGGCTATCGACCTCGCGCTCAAGCGCACCGTCGAAGCCACCGTCGCGGAGTGGCAGGGAGAAGCTGAAAAGCACATCCCCAACCTCATCCAGCAGGCCTACGAGAAGGGCTTCAACGAAGGCTCAACTCAAGGCCGGGATGCCGCCACCTTCCGCGAACTGGAAGCCCTCGAAGAGGAAGACCCGCAAGCCTTCCTCGAAATCACCCGGAACGACCCTGCAAAGGCCCGCCGCTTCTACGAATGGAAGGAGACGGGGAAGGTCGAGCAGGAGACCGGAGTCAACGCGGAACTGCGCCGCGAAGTGGACGCGATGAAGGCCAGCCTCACTCCCGAGGCCACGGCCATCCTCCGTGAGAACGCCCAGAAGAACCCGGGCATCTACCGCTTCGACGCCGCCGGCTCCGCTCGCTTCCTTCGCGACGCGCAGGCCGCGCTTCACCAATCAGCCAACGAGAAGACCCGCAAGGAACTCGAAGCCCGCGCAGAGGCCGAGCGCCGGAAGAAGGCCGCGGAAGCTCGCAAGAAGCTCCCCAAGCCCGAATCCGACGACCGCACCGGCAAGCCCCCTGTCTCAGGCGGCTCCGTGACGGACCTCATCACCGCCGGGTGGGGGTTCGGAAAAAAGTAAGGGGTAACTCACCGTGGCTACGTTGACGCTCGCGCAGTACGCGCAGCTTGAAAAGCAGCCGCTCGCCAAGGGAATCATGATGGGCATCAGCCAGGAAGGGCTGATCGCGGACATCATGAACTTCCGCAACCTCGACGGGGCGCTCTCGGAAACGGGTGTCCGCTACGACGAGGTTATCGAGCCCGACTGGATTCCGCTGGACGGGACAATCAACTCGGGCACGGCCAACGGCAAGCCGCTCGCCTACTCGGTCTACCAGATGGCCAAGCACATCGACGTGCCGGTCCTCCTGGACAACAACAACAAGACGCAGCTCGCTCGCGCTTCGGTGCAGCAGACCAAGCTCGCCATCAAGGGCGCCGCTTACAAGGTCAACGACTGCTTCATCAACGGCGACCAGGCCTCCGACGCCAACCAGTTCGAAGGCATCAACAAGATCGTCGGCCAGATGGGCTCGACCCAGATCATCACCCCCGCGTCGGAAATCGACATCTCGACGTACAACTCCACCGAGGCCAACGAACTCTTCGACAACCTCGACAAGATGTTCTGGGCCTGCGAAGGGCACAAGCCCGACGCCGTCTTCTGCAACGACCTCTTCCTCCTCCGCTTCGAATCGGTGCTCCGCCAGGCTCAGCTTCGCGGCAACACCTACGACTGGGTGGAAGCGACGTTCAAGATCGACGACCCGCGCCGGACGCAGCGCACCGCGGCCACGAAGCCGGCCTACACCTACAAGGAAGTGCCGTTCTTCGACATCGGGGTCAAGGCCGACCAGTCCACCCGCATCATCACCTCCGGCTACACCGACTCGCTGGGTTCCAACCACACCCGCGTGTTCGCCGTGAAGTTCGGTGAGGACGACGTGGAAGGGCTGCAGGCCGCCCCGCTGCAGGTCAAGGACATCGGCAACAACACGCTCGAGGACAAGGAAGTCATGCGGAAGCGCCTGACCTGGACTGTCGGCCTCGGCGTGTGGGGCCCGCGCTCCATCGTCCGCCTGGACGGCATCAAGACCTAATCCTCCGGCCCTCCCAGGGGCTGTGCGCTACGAAAGGTGTTCATCGTGAACCTCATCGCTCTCATCCTCACGGTTGTTTCCACGGTTGCGGCGAAGTTCTTCAGGGTCCTCGTGGCCCCGCCGAACGTCGCCTACGGCATCTACGACAACAACCTCGCGTTTCGCAGCACCACGGACTCGCTCACGCAGACCGAGACCTCTTCGGCGCTAACCCTCAACGGCACCCCGGCCGGCGGCCTGGCACTCGTCATCGACATCCCGAAGCAATCCATCGGGGACACGATGCAGGTGACCTTGCAGCACAGCACGGACAACTCGACGTACACGAACCTGCTGGTGATTGAAACGGTCGCTTCGACCACGGCCGCGATTACCACACCGAAGAGACTCGTCCGCCGCTTCCACTCCCGCGCGAAGTACTACAAGACGGTGACCACGGTCGCCGGCACCTCCCCGGACTTCGGGGCGGTGGGCATTCGCGTGGGCGACATGGAGCAGTGGAACCACCTGGCTGTCGGTCAGAACCCGACTTCGACCCAGCCGTACTAGAGCCGCGAAAGCGGGAGCCCTCAGGCCGGGGAGCAGCTGTCCCCTCCCCGGCCTACCAAAACTCTCAGGACAGGAGAGACATTGGAACCGATTAGCTCAGTCGCCATCGCCACGCCGTACGTAGGCCCGGGCCTCCCGGAGTACTACGTCAACGCGCTCTGGGGGTTGAAACGCCCCCCGGTGCCGTGCAACCTCTTCTTCGTCCACAACCGCCCGGTAGACGTGGCCCGGAACGCCCTCGCGAAGGAAATCCTGCAGGGCCCGTTCTCGCACGTCCTCTGGCTGGACTCGGACATGAAGTGGCCCGTGGACCTCTTGGCGAGGCTCCTGCGACACGAGAAGCCGATAGTCTCGGCAACGTACTTCTCCCGCACCGATATGCCCATCCCGCACATCTACCGCTACTTCGGCCAGAAAGAGGACGGGTACACCTATTACACGTCGATGGGCCGGGAATTCACCGAGTGGCTCCTGAAGCACCCCGACTGGAAAGACCGGCCGAACGTCGCCGCCTTCGCGCCGGATGGCAGCGAACTGGTGGAATGCGACGCCTTCGGCTTCGGCGCCGTGCTGATGCGCCGGGAAGTCCTCGAGGCTGTGGGTTATCCATGGTTCGAGTGCGATGCCGACTCCGGCGGCGCCGAAGACTTCGACTTCTGCGAGAAGGCCCGGGCCAAGGGCTACACCCTCTACGCCGACTTCTCCCTCCAATGCGACCACGAAGCGAAGTTCTCCTTCATCGGGCGCGCCGAGTTCGCGGACACCTGGGGCACCGGCGAGCCGGACGGCTACACGTGGAGCGAACCGGTTGAGGTGGAAGTCCGGGCGAACGGCGCCCGCCACCGTCCCTCGCGGAAGCTGGAGAGTGCCCACGCATGATCGCCACCTTCACCTTCCCGGCCGACGTTGAAGGCTACCTCTGGGAGCACGAGGGCGAGTTGCTGTTCGAAGCCGCCCGCCGCGTTTCCCGGGAGCACGTCGTCGTCGAGCTCGGGAGCTACAAGGGGCGGTCCACCATCTGTTTGGCCCAGGGGCACGACCTCGTCATCGCGGTGGACCACTTCAAGGGCGAGCAGAGCATTGAGCCGATCACCCAGCACTTCGACCACATCACCGGCGATTACCGCGCCGAGTTCGAGCGCAACCTCGACAAGTACGGAGTCCGGGCCAATGTCCTGGTGACGCCATACGACACCGTGACGGCCGCGAAGATCTGGGCGAGCAAGACGGTGGGCCTGCTGTTCGTGGACGCCGCGCACGACTACGAGTCGGTCTCACAAGACCTTCGCGCGTGGCTGCCGCTGATGGCGCCCGAGGGCTACCTGATCCTGGACGACGTGAACACGCCCGGCGTGGGACGGGCCATGAAGGAACTGGATTGGGAGACCATCGATACCACGCAGAAGATGGCCATCCTTCGGAGGAAATTATGAACGGCCCGGCCACGAAGGAAGCGCTCGAGGAACTCTTCCTCTACCACGCACCACACGGCGATCAGGCGGAACGATACGACCGCCTCCGCAGCGCCGCTCTCGCTTACGCCACGCTCATTTACGAGCTCACCCCGGCTTCGGCCGAGCAAACACTCGCAATCCGCGCGGTGCATCTGGCATCGATGCACGCCAATAGCGCCATCGCATGCAACGAAGGAACGAGGACGATTTGATGGACTTCGATGTCTACAAGGACTACGAGATCGCGACCCTGAACAAGGACTACTCCGGCACGGCGTTCGGGGTGGACTTCCAGCGCGGCTACGCGCGGGTCTACGGTCTCCCGCAGGACGCGACCGAGGAAGACGTGTTCCAGCGCCGCCGCTCATTGCTGGAGTTCGAGGCGGCCGGCGAAGGCGTGTTCTCCACGGAGGACGCCGACGGCCGCCCACAGAAGATCCGCGGCAAGGTCTACACGATCACCGAGTTCAACCCTCGCGCCAAGCGCAGCGACCTGACCTGCCCGGACTGCCACAAGGAGTTCGACACCCAGGTCGCCCTGACCGGGCACAGTGGAGTCCACGCGCGGGCACGCTCGAAGGAACTGGTGGGCTGACATGCAGTTGCTCAACCTCATCGAACAGGGACTCAGGAACGGTGGGACGTTCAACTTCGACCCGGCCTCGGTGACGATGTTCGGGAACCTGCTGGACGCCGTCGATCGGATTGACCGCCTCACCCCAAGGCCCAGCGAAGAGCAGATGGAGGCGTGGCCCGAGGATTCGCGCGACGCCCTCACTTCTCTCTGGGCCGCGCTTGACCAACTCCGTGCCTGGACACCCCGGCAGGACGAGCCGCAGGTGCGCCTGGTGGACCGCACGGGCGCGCCGCTGAGTGCGAAGCAACGCCGGCGGCTGGTGGCGGTGCATTGATGGCAGAGACGACGTATCCGGTGCGCAGCGTGCTCATTCACGGCGAAGCGGCGCGCGCCTGGATGCGCGCTCGAGCGGAGCAACGCGAGACGTCGATATCGGTGCATGACGCGGAGACGGCCGCGAAGGCGCTGGGCGACGAGGGGAACAGTCAGCATTGTCCCTTGTGCAACGAGTACCTGAGCACGGCTGTCTTCGTACAGCACGCGGCGCAGTGCATCGAAGCGCGGGGGCGAGCCTGGCGCAATCAACGGGACAGGGACCCTGGCTTCCGCGACCTCTTCCGGGTCGGTAAGCGACTGATCGTATTCGGGCACACGCCGGGAGGTGGCGAATGAAACAGGACCTTGGCAGTCTCAGCTTCGAAGAGCTGGACGCGTACAAAACGGAGCTCTACCGGGAAGAGCAAGCGCTGCGGGAGCGAAAGCTGGCGGTTGAGGCGGCAATGCAGGCGAAGCTCGATGAGCATCACGCGGCGCAGGCGGCGGCTTCGCCGGTGCTGGGCGACGGCCTGGTGAACACGGGCGACGGGCCAATGACGCGGCAGGAGGTCCTGGGGCGCGAGCTGCAGGAGTTCGCTTCGGCCGCCGTCGAAGGCGTGCCGGCCGCGGCTGATGCCGGCAGTGAGGTGCAATCGTGGCTGTAACTGCTTGGTGGTACGCGAAAGCGTTTATCGCGGTGTTCAACAAAGAGTCTGATTACGACTCGAACACCATGAAAAACACCCTGCATTCGTCGTCGTACACGCCGAACCAGGACACGCACGACTATCAGAACGACCTGACAAACGAGCTCTCGACGGCGAACGGTTACACGGCCGGCGGGGCGACGGGCGGGTCGAAGACGATCACCACCACGAACAACGTGCTGACGCTGGACCAGGCGGACCCGGCCTGGACGAGCTCGGGCGCGGGGTTCACGGCGCGCATTCGCGTCCTGGCGGACACAACGCCGGGCACGACGGCGACCAACCCGCTGTACATGTGGATGGACTTCGGGCAGAACGAGACGGCTTCCGGCGGCGGCACGTTCACGATTCAAGAGAACGCTTCGGGGATCGGGACGGTGACGGCCGGCGACGCGACCGGCTTCCCGTAGGCCGATAGGCGAGTGCTGGGCTTTTTTCGAGGGCCGGGCGATTGTGCCCGGCCTTCGTAGCAAAGGGAAAGCCCCGGGCACTCTGGCAAGCGCGCCGGGGCCGTGGGCCCGGGTGCAAAGCGGGTACGCGGAGGATAACCGAATGAGCTGGACAGCTACGGTCGAGAACAAGCAAATCGATAAGCGCGGGAACCTCGTGGTCACCGTG